TCTTTAATTTTATCTTTTGTATCCATTATTTCTTCAATTAATAATTCTGAATCATTGTTGTGTTTTTGTAAACTTGCTAATTTTTCTTGTAATTTTAATTTTTCATTTTTCATTTCAGGTATTGTATTTTCTTCATCATATTGAAATTGATCTACAAATTCACTATGTTTCCCATCCAGTGTTGTTGATATTTTTTTATCTATGAATATTTTTTTCTCTAGTTTAGGTTTAAACGATGGCATGTTGAAATCGTCTATCAAATAATAATATAATAAATATTGTTATGAATTATTTAATTCACAATTACGTAAAATAATATATTGTAGTATATTGTAGTATATTGTAGTATATTCGTTTGTATATTGAAATTATGAGATACTAGCTATTTTATACCAATTAATATTTTTAGAATGACCTCTTAATTGTATTGCATTTATCATAACATTGTATTATGCTATAATAAATAATTAGCATTGTTAATCAAAAATAATAATTATGAATTTAATTAATTAATTAAATTAAATTCCATAATTTTTTTTTCTTTAGGAATAGTATAAAAATGGGAGGAGGTCTTATGCAACTAGTCGCCTACGGCGCTCAAGATGTTTACCTAACAGGTAATCCACAAATCACTTTCTGGAAAGTAACTTACAGACGTTATACCAACTTTGCTATTGAATCCATCGAGCAAACATTCAACGGTCAAGCCGATTTCGGTCGTCGTGTCCAATGTGTTATCAGTAGAAACGGTGATCTTGCTTACCGTACCTATTTACAAGTAACACTTCCTGAAATCAACCAACTTATGGGTGTTGGTGCCTACCTTACAGGTGAAGGTGCTGGTGTCTATGCCCGTTGGTTAGACTTCCCTGGTGAACAACTTATTGCTCAAGTTGAAGTCGAAATTGGTGGTCAAAGAATTGATCGTCAATATGGTGACTGGATGCACATCTGGAATCAACTAACCATGTCCGCTGAACAACAACGTGGTTATTTCCAAATGGTTGGTAACACAACCCAACTTACATTCATCACTGATCCATCCTTCGCTGATGTTGATGGTCCATGTGACTCATTAGCACCACGTCAAGTTTGTGCTCCAAGAAACGCTCTTCCAGAAACAACTCTTTACATTCCACTTCAATTTTGGTTCTGTACCAACCCTGGTCTAGCTCTTCCTTTAATCGCTCTTCAATACCACGAAGTTAAAATTAACCTAGATATCCGTCCTATTGACGAGTGTCTATGGGCTGTTACAACCCTTTCATGTGCTCCTCCAGACACAAAGCCAACACCAGCCAATCAATATGCTCCTGGTCGTCCAGTCCCTGCCACAATTGCCTACAATCAATCGATTGTTGCTGCTTCCCTTTACGTTGATTACGTCTTCCTTGATACTGATGAGCGTAGAAGAATGGCACAAAACCCTCACGAGTACCTTATCACACAGCTTCAATTCACTGGTGATGAATCAGTCGGTTCATCATCCAACAAGATCAAGCTTAACTTCAACCACCCTGTTAAGGAATTAATCTGGGTTGTTCAACCTGATCAAAACGTTGATTACTGTTCATCCCTTGTCTGTGATGCCCTTCTATTCAAGGTCCTTGGTGCTCAACCATTCAATTATACTGATGCTGTTGATGCTCTTCCAAACGCTGTCCATGCTTTTGGTGGCCCAGCTGAAGTCGGTAACCAAACCGGTTTCATTGATGCTCGTGGTCTATTCCAAGACGCTGGTGCCATGGATGCTTACATCCCTGATGGTTTCTCAGGCTACTGGCACGGTCCTTCCAACCCATACAATGAGCCAAACCTTGGTGGCGACCGTGTTCCATTAAATGCTGCCGCCGCTGCTGCTGCTGCCGCTGCCAACTCATTAGCCAGTCTAACAGCTATCCAAGATCTTGATCCTAACCACTCAATGGGCTCAACTGTCTCTGATGCCGGAACATTCGTTCTTACAGAGACCTCCCTAGACATGCACTGTTGGGGTCAAAACCCAGTCGTCACCGCTAAGCTTCAACTTAACGGTCAAGATCGTTTCTCTGAGCGTGAAGGTTCATACTTCGACGTTGTCCAACCATACCAAGCTCACACCAGAAACCCAGATACTGGTATCAATGTTTACTCATTTGCCCTTCGCCCAGAAGAGCATCAACCAAGTGGCACATGTAACTTCTCCAGAATTGATAACGCTACCCTTCAACTAGTACTTTCCAACGCCACCGTTGAAGGTACCAAGACTGCCAAGGTTAGGGTTTATGCCACCAATTATAATGTATTAAGAATTATGTCAGGCATGGGCGGTTTAGCATATTCCAATTGAGCGGTTTGTTACGATTTATCGTCTCAATATTTTTATATTATTTTCATAAAATTAAAATAAATATTCATATTATTTAAATAGAATATTGCTTATTTTACAACATAAGCAATATTTTTTGCTCCCGAAGATTCGGGAGGAAAATAAAAAGTTTATGATAAATTGATATATATCCAATTAAGTTGGATTGTTACGATTTATCGTGTCAATATTTTTATATTATTTTAATAAAAATAAAATTAAATAAACTTTAATAATTAAATATGCTTTTTAATTATTAAAGCAATTTATATTTGCTTTTGCAACTGGAAAAGCAATTATAATTATATTTTGCATAAAACAACTTAAATAAAGGATGTATTTTATATATATACATCCTATGGAAGTAGTAAAGGCATTTAATGATAATAATTTACACACTGAAATAATTATAAAAGGATCTTATCAAGACCCATTGTTTCGAGCTAATGATATAGCAGAAATATTAGAAATTGCTAATATTAGATCAACAATTCAAAATTTTGATAAAAGTGAAAAGGTTGTCCATAGTATGGACACCCTTGGTGGCACACAGCAGGTAACATTTTTAACTGAAAAAGGATTATATAAAATTTTATTTAAATCCAGAAAACCAATTGCTGAAAAATTTCAAAATTGGGTATGTGAAATTATCAAAGAAATTAGAGTAAATGGTGTATATGATTTACAAAAAGAAATAGAAAAGAAAAATTTAGAATTAACACAAATAGAAGACGTCAAAAATAAAGAAATGGAAGAAAAACTCATAAAACAAAAAGAAAGTGTTTTGTTAAATGAGTATACTAATACTGGATCATTAATTTATATTATAAGAGTGAAAACATTTACAAATGGCGAGTATATCATTAAAATAGGTCATAGTACCAAAGGAATTCAAGATAGATATAATGGACATAAAACAAAATATGATGAATGTTTATTATTAAATTGTTTTTCTGTAGATAAAAGTTATAATTTTGAGCAATTTTTACATCATCACGATAATATTAGAATAAATAAAGTTACTGATTTAATTGGTCATGAACACGAACACGAACTATTTTTAATTGGAAAAGACTTAACGTATCAAATTATTTTAAATATTATAAATAAAAATATAAAAAATTACAATTATTCAATTGGTGAATTATTGAAAGAAAATGAATTATTAAAATATCAAATTCAAAGCAATCAAACCCAAGGTAATCAAACTAATATAAATAATGAATTGATTACCGAATTTATGCAAACAATAAAAACATTATCTAACAAAATAGATAATCTTGAGAAAATAAACAAAGAAATCCTTGATAAAGTTAATTCAACGCAATCACAAACAAAAACTGTTACCAATTTCAACATTCAGGTCCCTACTCTCGGACCTAGATTACAAAAAATTCACCCAGATACTTTACAATTGATAAAAGTTTATGAAACTGTTAGTGATGCAATGAAAGAAAATAAAAATATAAAACGACCTAGTATAAACAAAGCAATAGCAGATAATACTGTTTATTGTGGATTTAGATGGCTACTTGTAGAGAGAAATCTAGACCCAAACATTATAACAAATATTGAACCAACTAAAAAAACTAAAATTCAGAATCTAGGTTATATTGCAAAATTAAATATAGAGAAAAATCTAATACTAAACGTCTATCTGGATAGAAAAACTGCTGCAAAATTAAATGGCTATGATTCTATATCAGCGTTAGATAATCATGTCAAAAAAAATACTATTGCAAATGGTCATTACTATCAATTATATGACGAGTGTGATGAAGGTCTTAAAAATAATTTCGAAAATATTAACGGTCTTCCTTTATTATATAAAAATGGTCTAGGACAATATGATTTAGAAGGCAATTTAGTAAAAGAATTCTCATGTAAATATGATTGTATAAAAAATCTCTCTATGAGTGATAAAACATTGACAAAAGCATTGAATAAAAATATACCGTACAATGGTTATTATTACAAAGAATTAGGAGAAAAATTAGCAATATTATTATAAAAAATAACCCACCCTCCACCCTCACGCGTAAAAAAATAAAAAAAACAATATTATATTAATATATCACACAGTGATCACGCCCTCTTAGCTTAGTCGTAGAGCACCAGTCTTGTAAACTGGAGGTCCCGAGTTCAATTCTCGGAGAGGGCTTTATAACCCGACCGATTTTATATATTTTAGGATAAATATATAAAAACTTTTTATTGATAATATGTATATATACATAACATCACACTAGACACTACCAAACCATAATAAATGCAAATATTTGTAAAGACACTCACAGGAAAAACTATTACACTAGAGGTAGAACCAACAGATACAATCGAAAATGTTAAAGATAAAATTCAATCTAAGGAAGGCATTCCACCTGACCAGCAACGTCTCATTTTTGCTGGAAAACAACTAGAAGATGGTCGTACATTATCAGATTATAACATTCAAAAGGAATCAACCTTGCATTTAGTATTGCGCCTTCGCGGTGGATAATATGTATTATTACAAATACAAAGAGTAAAATTACTAAAAAAATTGATATGAATAATATGAAATTTATATCAATTAAACCCCAAAATGACAAATACAGACATGAATTCTCCAGCTTATCAACGTGAAAAAAAACAAACATTTTGGATATGTCTTGTTGTTATTATTGTAATAATATTATTGTTAGTATTTTTATAAACATGTAAAACATATAATAAATCAAAATCCCTACAAACTACAAAACAATTTATTCATATTTTTTATTTCTGGTTTCTCAATTTCTGCATTAAACAACTTTAATATTTGTTCATTGTCTCTGAATCGAATCGAATAATCCTGTTGTATATTATTTCTACCAATACGACCCAATGCTTGTATAATTTTTTCCTGTGTCAATTTCATATCCTTACTTAAATAACCATGACAAAATTGATAGTTTGTCCCATAAATATAATCACTTGATGCTATAATCAGGTACAACAATTGCTTATCCGCCAAATTTTTCATAATTTCTACATAGTCCTGGTTCATATTTTCATGATTTACAAAAACACCAATACCCATCAATAGTAGAATCTTCCAATTATCAGAAACATTGTTTAAAAGCATAATTTTTTCAATAATATCATTGTCAATATTGCTAGTAAATGATCGTTTACCATCCATTTCTTCCGCCCATTTTGATAAATGCGCGGTTTTATTTGGTACAAATGTTTCATTAAAATTAACTACTTTTACCATGGAATATAACATTTCCAATTCTTGTTTTACCGTTTTTATTTTTACATTATTTTCCATCTCTCTATCATTTTTATTATTGTTATTATTTTTTGATTTTTTTCCTTTACCGTCATCCTGTTGGTCGTTTTTATCTGTTTTACTCAACATGTCTTCCATGTCTTTTTCTAATCGTTCAATTTTTTCATTGATAGTGTTATTATATTGAATAGTTTCTAGTATTGTCTCCATTATTTTTGATGGAATATGAGATTGTTGAATATAAAATTTCGCTACTTTTTCTACGTCACTTGCAAGAAATATTGTAGGTCCATCAGTTAATGTGTATGCATCTTTTGTGGTTATATAAATAGCACTATTTCCTAGATCACTACCATCATTTGTTGTATTGTTGGTATTTTGCGTATTTGGTGGAATCATCTCACTATTAATTCTAGTTAAAACATTAAAACTATTTGCTTGTAGTTGTGTTACACCTGGTCCAATACTATTACTTTTTTTAAATTTATTCCCTTTTTCATCAATGTAATTATTTGGCATGATTCTTTTCGAACTCGTACTTTTTAAATATATATAAATACTACCCCATGTTCCAGGCTTAATATTTCCTAGTGTTTTTAGATAATATTGTTTAATGGATTGCATCGTAATATCATCCAAAGATGCAAATCTTCTATTGATTTTATAACTATTTTGTATAAAATCCAAATCATTAACATATTTAATAAATTGACATACTTCTTTCAAATCAAAATATCTCAATAATGTCGGATAATTTTCACAATGTTTTACTACGCTAACAACATCATCATATTCCTGATATAAATTATGAGGTAAAACAACATACCCATTTTTATTAATTAATGGTATTGACTTGATGCAATCGTGACTAATAATACTTTCTACAAACGCGCCAGGAAATTTCATCTTAAAATCACTAATTGTAGATACTAATTCATCTTCTTTTGGTAATGTAGCCGATGACAATATCATATTTGGAATCAAATTCTCAGTCCAGTTTTTTTGAATAATATCATGAAATTCATGAGTATCATAATCCATAGTAATCGTAGGTTCATCCCAATAAGTAATAATCTCATCACGTGTATTAAATGATAACATATAGTACATAGCAGGTAAATAGGATTTAATATCTGAAATGATAATCTCTACTTTATCACCTACACTATTGTCCACTTTCCATATTCCGCCCGATTTCGTATTTTTTGTATATTCTTTTGCTGAGAAATAGTGCAATCGAATATCTGATGCATCATTACATCCAAATGCAAATGCAATCTTTTTATTTATAGAAATTGCAGATCTAGCCAATGCCAGACCAACGTGTCTAGCAGCACAAACAAATATGATTTTATGCTGTTTTGCCAATCCAATAGGTGTCAAAGTTTTACCTGTACCAGTTGGTGCAATATACAACAATAACTTTGGTTTTGTTATTTTCGACAGCGCAAATATTTTTTTTTGATGTTCATACAAAGATAAATCGTTGTATTTTAGTAAATCGTTGTTTTTTTCTATAAATTCATATGCATTTATGATAATACTATTAATATTTATTTTTTCTTCGTAAAAATTCAACGTGGATTGAATAACATGCAAAATATGTTTGTTTAATTTTAAAACAGAATTTTTGATTAGTTTGTATAATACAAAATAATATGCTTGCCATTTCTCATTTTTCTTTTTATATAAATCCAACAAAATACTCAAACGATCCAATAAAACTGTTTCATATATTTCATATATTTCAATATTTTGAATTGTGTCTATAGTATTATTTTGTAATCGAATCATATCCGCTTTTTTTATTTGAATATTACTAGAAACACTATGTGTTAAATATGACATATCGTACATTTTTTTAAGTTTTTGTATTTTTTCATTAAAATATTTATTGTACAAATAATCTTCCATTTCTTTGGAATACTCTATTTTTAAAAAGGAAAACAAAGAATTAAAATGATTAATTTTGATATTTACATTTTCATAACCCGCATCAATTAACTCTAGTACCTTTTTTTCAGTCGCGGATACAGGGATTTCAGTTGTATCCCATTCAACTTTGGTTAATTTTCTTTGAATTAGATCCATTGTTTGCAATATGGTGTATTTGGTTGTGTATTTGGTTGTGTATTTGGTAAATATGATAACTTGTAATTCTAGTAAATTTAGTGGTCAGTTTTATTATAGATTTTATTTGTAGAATATTATTCTATATTTCATATCAATTTTATTTTAAAATTGATTTAAAAATATATATTATGATGAAATTAAAAATAAAGACAAAAGCAAACTACACAATCTTTTAAATCACATACAAGAATGCCAGTTATTTACAGTATCGAAGGAAACATTGGTTCAGGTAAATCTACTTTGCTCGCAAATTTACGTAACCGTTTTGAAAATCAAACAAAAACACCAGAAGAAACCAACACACCAAGAAAAATTATATTTGTAAAAGAACCAGTTGATGAATGGGAATCAATTCAAGATGGCAATGGAATCACCATGTTGGAAAAATTCTACAATGACCAAGACAAATATTCATTTCCTTTTCAAATGATGGCATATATTTCAAGATTGGCATTGTTAAAAGAGGCCATTAAAAACAATCCCGAACCTGATACAATTATAATTAGCGAACGTTGTTTATATACAGACAAATATGTTTTTGCAAAAATGTTGTATGATTCTGGTAAAATTGAAGACGTTTGTTATCAAATTTATAATAAATGGTTTGATACATTTGCATCCGAATTACCAATTGAAGGCGTTATTTATGTGAAAACAAATCCAGATATATGCAATAAACGAATTTTATTGCGTTCAAGAAATGGAGAGAGTTCAATACCATTATCCTATTTAGAGAACTGTCATACGTATCATAATAATATGATTACAGTTTTAGATGATAAAACTACCAATAGTAAATTATTAGAATTAAATGGTAACGTAGACATTTTTGAAAATAAAGATCAAATTAAACAATGGATTGTAGAAATTGAAACATTTATTTTATAAACATATTATAACAAACAAAAATCAATCACCCATTAAAAATCAAATTAAAATATATATTCATATTTTTTTATGATAAATACTAATGACAACAACCCAGAAACAAAAACCGGAATTATAGACAATACTATTATTTTTTATGTTTATTATCCTGAATCATCAATTGGAAGTGATGCTATTATAATTGAAAAACAAATGGAAATAGCTGTATTATCCAATTTAAAACAGATAAACATAGGTTTATATAATATTTCCGAAAATGATAGTAAAGTAACTCCTATTATTAACAACATAATCAAGAATGCAAAGGATAGATTGACATCACGTTACAAAATGGAAAAAAAACACATAGAAGATCTATCTGTTAATTTAATTTATTTTAATGACGATAATTTAACAAACATTCTAGAAGTGTTGTTATATACTACATATGTTTTTCCTGAAAAACCAGAAGATAAAAAAGATATAAAAGGGAAATATTCTTTTGTTTTATTGACTGATGGGTATGATCCAAATCCGAATATTAAAAACGAAGAAAAAATAATTAACACAATTAAAACAAACATAAACCCGAATATAATATTCACAAAAATTTCATTCAATGAAAACGCGAAAAAATTGTCATCGACTTATATAAGAAACATCGCAATTAGTAGTAATTATGACAAATTTGATAATATGATGATGAAGTTAGGGTATAGTAAAAAAAATAGTGATGAAATTTTAAATGTGATTAGAAATTCATCCAATGTTATGACGGTGGGTGATATTTTTAACAAAACTAGATCTATGATATCAGATTTAGGAGCAAATTTATCAAGTAAATTCACTGATATGGTGAATAATAAAGACAATTCAGTTAATAATATCAATATCAATGAGAACAACGCGAACAACATAAATGGGAATGGTAAAGTTTCTTACGCGGTATATGGTGGATATAAAAAACGAAAAACTAGAAAACAACGTAAGACCAAATGTAGAAAACAAACCAGAACCAATAAACATAAAAAGTGAATAAAAACAATCAAACATATGATGATATTAAAAAAAATATTATAATATAATATAAAATGGAAAAACAATTTTGGGTTCATTTATTTCATATTATTATAGTAAGTGGTCTATTTTTATATATTGGCATCATGCAAACAAAGTTGCCAAAATTCATATATCCAATTTTGATTGGACTAGGAATCGTTATTATGCTTTATCATATTTATAAATCCATCTATAAGAAAGACGCGTGGGTGAATTATATTCACATATTTATTGTTGGTCCGTTATTGATTTATATTGGATATAAAAAAGAACAAACACCACGTAAATTTTTTGAGATTATACTCATGCTAGCATTTGCAAGTTTTGGATATCATTTGTATTATTTGATTTTTTGATTTGCCAGAACAGTTATTTTAACCCTGCTAGTTTGACCACCTTCTTCATTATCCAAGCAGTTAATGCAAATAATATACCGCCCCATAATGTATCTATAAATACAGTGCTCCATTTCCATTTTGTTAGAAGAGCACGACTTGTAGTTTCGTATACAGCATAAATTACAATACCAAATAGGAACGCGTCATGAACTGATTTATTTGGTTGTATAATAAAATAATAAATCCCAAAAATCAAAAAAACATAACATAGAATTGTTGCAGTAATATTTACTTTTAGCGCTGATCCTTGAACTAATTTTACTTGATTCTCGAAATACGGTTTCATCATTGTCAAAAAGATACCATCTATTATTACAAATACAATGGCTGTTATAAGTAGTTTATACATGTTGGACAATTAGTTATATATTATAATGGAGAGATAATAAAACAACCCAGATGCTAATATTCTAATAATTGAATATTTAATCCTTTGCTCGGTTTAAATTTTAATATATCCAATTCACGTTTGGTAGTTGGAAATAAATCATTACCATAAATATCTGCTAATAATAACCATTCAAACATGCCACCAATATAAATAAAAACGGAAAAAAATCCTAATTTAACCAATTGTTTGTATTTGTTAAAAATAGTAATGTCGTTGTTGTTTTTGCCGTATATAATAATATGTTTCTGTCCTATTACATGTTTATTTCGAATAAACGAATTTATTATGGCCTCTTCTTTTTCTACACTAATCGTATTTGGCAATAAACACTGCTGTTCATGAATCGGCAATGTATTAATTAATATATATTTATCTGGGTTTTTTATTGCACATTGTATATCTTCAAAATTAACTTTTTGTACATTATGAGTATTTCCCATAATGTACCTACTTATATTATATTTATATTTTACTCGCATATAATCTTTATTTACGATTTAGTTTTTTCAACGATTTTAATTTTTTTAATGTTTTTGATAATTTTGTTTTTTTCAATTTTTTACTTTTTTCACTTTTTTTATTAATTTTTAACATACCTCCTCTTTTTCTTTTTTTGCAAACACCATCACCATCACCATCACAATCATCATTTACAACTCCCAAAAAGTTAATAAATGTTTTCGATATAGCACAACTATATGGTATGGCAAATTCTGCTGGAAAAAACCCATTATCTGACTTTTCTATATTGGCATGAAAATATCCCATAAATCTACAATTTAATTCATTTTCTATATTTGAATCTTTTATAATATTAAATAATTCAATTGTAAAAAATTTATCTATATCTTGTTCAGAATCTCGCTTACCATCATAATATCCGTAAGCATCTTTAATTTCTTTCTTTGAAAATACTGATTCGCATTTTTTATCTATACCCATAATGTGACAATCAATGTCATCACTATCACCAATATCATCACTATCACCATAAGGATCAAAATATTCTTTCCAATTATGTAAAATAGTATCATATATTAGTTTTATAAATGATTGATCTAATTGATACCAATCACCGTTATCATCACCTTCTACATTAGCATGCGATTTAATAGCTCCGGTTAAATCTAAAAATAATAAATTTTTATTTATCTTACTTTGTGGAAACAACCAATTACTATTATTTGATGGAACAGCAACTAAACTTTTATCATATGGAATATATGCATATGTATTACAAGTCGGATTATTTCTACAATATATTCTAGAATCGTTATAATTGGTTGAATACCAAATTGGTTCTAGAATATATTCAGATGATTCATTATAACTATTTGATAAAATAGTTGCTGGCCGACTTTTTGGGACACCTTCAAGTTTGGCAAATTTTGCTTTTTCAGAAAAAAATTCTTCTTCGCCTGATCTATAAATTTTATCTAATGTATATTTATTTTTTAATTCTGAAAACGTTCTTAATCTTTTTTTAATTTCACTTTTCAATCCTTCATTTACAATATATTTATTTGTAGTTTCCATATATATTGTAAATATAAATTTATTAAATTTTAATGAAATTTTACAACAATTTCTACCTTTTCCTTTTTGATACTTTTTGCAGCAGAAACCGAAAGCTCTTCTCTCTTCTTCCGTGTTTTTGCATTTGACCCAACACTAGAATTTGAACTAACACTTGACAATGATCCTGTTGCTGATCCTGAACTACATGAATCATTACTATTATTTGAATTCTTTCTTTTGGATGTACTATTATAACTATTCATATCTTTTTCAATCTCGTCATAATTTTCTTCTATGTAATCTACCACTTTATTTTCCAACGCCCACTTAAAAAAATTAAGCTGACCTATTGTTGTTTCTATAAATGTTCCCTTAACATCATCATAAGGAATACTTATTCTGTCCCATCTACAAAATGGATCAAAACGTTTTTTGGAATAAGCTTTTAATTTCAATTTATAGTCGACATATACCTTGAATCTTTTAAAACTAGTAGATGATGAAGTTGATATTGACTCACTAGTGCTCGTTGAATTAGATAAGTTCACTTCATTGCAAATATCGTATGTTGTAAAATGTTTTTTGGCGTAATTTGTTGAAAACCAATCAACGATTCGGAGAGAAATTTTGGATTCACCTGTTATTATTTTTAACATTCTCTCCATACTGTTGTTATTTTTATAAAACACTAATAAATTGTTTAATAACAAATCATTTTGACTTGTATAATTTAATGCATTTTGTTTAATCTGGTTGTTTAATTGTATATGCGATGAATTCGTAAAACTTTCAATTTCACATGGATTTATAACACAATTCATTTTGTTTATTATATGGTATTAATATAGTGTTTATTATAATATGGATAAAATTATGATTATTTGTTTAAATGTTTTTACATTAAATGTTTTAATATAAATTGTTATTCTCTGTTTCACTAATAGGTTTCTCTATATTTGTATTAACCGGTTTCATAAATAAGTCTCTATTGATGACATCTTGTATGTAATTATTTTGTGTTTCTGATTCGACATTTTGATGTAAAAATGGATTCAATCCTATTTGTGAAACCATTTCGCGCTCAGCCATTTTATTATAGCTTTCTTCTCTCTTGTTGTTAGAAGCTAATTTAAATTGATGTTCTAAAAACATAATGTCATTGGAATCACTCCAATTAGTAGAATCACATTGCATAGATTGTGTATACGCCATGTTCTCTATGTATTCATCTGTCACTGGTTGTGTTTGTCTTTGACCTTCTATTTTTGGATTTTCTTTCATTAAATCAGGCACTTCTGTGTAAATCCTGTTTTTTCTTAAACTTCTTTCAATTCGTTCCCCATCATTTGTTGACCATTTCCAAAATATCAAATTTTTATGCATTTTTATATACCTAACAATATAATAATTATGATTTTTTAACTATTTGTAATTGTTTTGTAAATAAAAAAGCATCCTTTCCCTGTTTTCGCCGTTTTAAATTACATTGTAAACAAGAAATTAATACGTTGTTTTTGTTATGACCCAATGAATTGTCAATTCGATCCAATGTCCATTGGTAATTTTCTCTCACAATTTCATATAAAACCAAAATTTCTTTATTACAGTAATAACACAATAAATTGGATTCTATCAATTTTTGCAGGGTGTCATCAAAATTTATAATATTTGTAGAATCATAAATATGTTTAATTATATCCTGTTGTTTGTAATTGTTTAATTTTCTCTCCAATTGCTGTTTCATTAATTTATATATTTCTTTGTTTTTTGTAGTAGTATCTTCTTGACTAGTATCTTCCATAGTATCTTCCATAGTATCTTCCATAGTATCTTCCATAGTATCTTCATCATTTACGCTACATAATAACTGTAATTGAAATTTTCTTTCATAAACCTCTTCTGAAAGTTTCCATTTTTGCGATTCTTTTCGTAATTTTATTTTATTTATATCATCTTTATTTGTCAATTTTTTTATTTGATATCGATTACCCACACCAACAATATTTATATTTTTCTTTGTGTTTTCTAATACATTACACCCATATTTTTGTTCATCTTGCTTTTGTTCATCTGTCATATTTCAATTTATATTATTAGTATAAAAATAATATAAATTGATCTCTTTATATATATATAAAAAATATAATTAAACCATGATAAACGAACAAAACATTGATGTTACACAGTCTAGTCAAAAACAAGAAGAGTGCATAGAATTAAAAAATATTAAATATAAAACTATGTTGATATCTAGTGGAAATCCAATAATAGAAACCAAATCTTCTAGCGATCTGACTAATTTGGAAAAATTTCTAGAAAATGAAAAGAACAATAATAAAATTGAACCATGGAGCAAATTAGATAAAACTATGAAAACAAAAAAATTAATAGAATATGTAAATAAATACAAAGATGAAAATTCATTATCAAATGAAGAAGAACATCTGTTGATACTTTTTCTAAAAGATTGCATAGATAAAAAAAAACTTATTCGTGTTAAGGATGTTATTTATGACAAAGAAACTGGGATTATTAAAAATATACCTGCGTTAAATTATAATAAACAAAAAAAACATTTCACTCTAAAAAATACGGACAAGCGATTGTCTACGCTTAAAAATTTACCTAACCATAATAAAAAATTAATAACAATTTCTGGACCAGATGAAGAATAGTTTATTTTCGTTTATTTTTACGTGTTTTCCTTTTTTTGTGTGATATATGTGATTTGTGTGATTTTTTGCGTCTACCAGTACCACCACCACTACCACCACCACTACCACTACCACCACCACTTTCACCAGGAGGGGGCATAACACGATTTGGACTTCCTATATTTGTAATTGAATCATATGTTTTATTAGCAATTTTAGTGATAGTAGTTTGAAATTCTCCATCTTCACCATTTTCAGTGTTATTTATAAGTTTATTTACTTTTCGAAACATGTATTTGTTACTACTATTTTTTGAAAGTATTACTTTTGTATTCACAGGAATAATTATACCACTATTATTTTTTTTGTCTATAATCGTAGTATTTTGCAATACTTTAAACGTATAATTCTCGTTATCATCTGTGCCAGAATATTTACCGTACATACCAGATGCACCAATGATATAGTTTAATTTTGATACATCTGTGATTATTTTGTTTTTAACTACATTATAACCGTTTCCTGTGAGAATATTAATACTTGTTTTTATAGTTGCGGATTTTAACTTGATAACTTCTGAATAATCTATTTTGTTTATATTAATAGTTGTTTTATTAACAAAATTAACTCCTTCTTCTAACCCATTTGACATTTTATATATATATATTAGTTTGAATTATATAGAATACTAATATATATAAATATTAAAATATAAAAATATAAAAGAAATC